TTACAATGCTTCACTAAGCCTTGCAAAATCAGTAGACTGGGAAAAATTAGCTAGTGTTACTAAAAGCGAGACACCTGAACACATTGTTTATACTACGCAAGCCCAACAACTTATAAAGCTTTATAAGTCAATGGAAAAAGTTACAGTTGAGGACTACGAAAAAGCAGTTTTAACAACTGCTGAACGTAATGCTTTGCCAGATGCGTCTTTTGCTTATGTAGTAGAAGACGAAAATGGTAAGAAAACCAGGAAGTTACCTATTCACGACGCCGCCCATGTAAGGACTGCTCTAGCTACCTTAGGGGGAGCAAGAGGTGGCGTAAAAGGTATTCCTGAGGCAGATTTGCCTAAAGTAAAAGCCAAGGTTATGGCTGCTGCTAAGAAATTCAAAGTCGGAGAGTATGCTGAGAAGGCGTGCGCCAGTGGCATAGGCGGTGGTAAGAAAGGAAAAAAACTAATGACAAAGTGGGCACAAGACTTAAATACAGAGGTAACCAAAGTCTTTGAAAAGTACCCTGTTGTCTTAGAAGTCGAAGTTGCCGACCAAGCTCCTTCAAATGAGCCATGCGAAGTCGAAGAAGAATCTTCAGGTTTAACTTCAGACGACTATCAAGCTATTGCACAAATTATTCAGATTATCAGTAAAGTTAATCTTCCTTCTGATGCAGAGGTAGAAGCTATGTACAGTAATAAAAAGTACATGGACACTATTGAAGAATTGGGAGAAGACGGCTACGTAATTTTAGCTTCAGGCTCATATAGAGATGAAGTAATGCCTCATCACAATCTTGACTACACTGTTAATAGAGATTGGTTACTCTTTCAATTAAAGAGATTGATTGATGGCAGAAATTTTTGGAAGCCAAAAGATTTTACTGTTATTATGAATCACTTGTATAATCACCTTAAAGAATTATCAATTGTTAAAAGCGCAACGCCTGAGGAACAGATTAACGACATTGAAAAATCAGACGCAGGAGAATTAAGTAATGAGGAGTTAACCTTACTTAAACAGGCGTACGATTACGTCAAAGGAGTTACTCAGGAACAGCCAACTATCAATGGAGAAATTCTTACTGATAAGGTGCAACTAGAAAAATTAGCTGTAGCTTACGAAAAATTAGCTACCGACCCCAATTTTATTAAATTATTTAACACATTTTCTATGACCAAACCAAACTTTAAAAAGGAGGAAGCAGATGAAACTACGGTTCCTGCTCCTGAAGCTACTCCACCTGCTGAAGCTCCTGCTGATAATGCAGAAGCCGAGGGCAAAAAGGAAGACGAGCCTGTAACTGAACCTAAAGCGGACGAAGTTCCAGCCGAAGGGGAAGAGGCTAAGCCTACCGAGGAGGAGGCTCCTACAGAAACGCCTGTAGAAGACCCAGCAAAATCTGCTAAATCAGAGCAGGACTTTGCTAAAACAACTAAGTCGGTTTCTGACATTTCTAAGTCGGTTAACCAGTTAGTTAGCGTTGTTGACGCGTTGGTTGAAAAAGCCGACAAGGTAGAGCCATTGCAAAAGTCCGTTGCTGACTTACTAGAAATAGTAACTAAACAGTCGGCTATAGTAGATAAATTAGCTTCAGTGTCTTTAGGTCGCAAATCTGTAGCTAACTATCAGGTTTTAGAGAAGCGCATGACAGGTCATACTTCTGACGCAGAAAAAACTTTTGAAGATGTTTTAGACAAACATCTAAAAGAGGGTAAGTCTTTTCAAGAAGCTTATAAATTTGCCAAAGAAGAGGCACAAAAATAGTTTTTATTTTCTTTTTATTATTTAAACCCAATTTACAATGGACCCCATTAATTTAGACCGAACCTTGCAGAACGTAGAGAAAATGCTTACTACTCCTACGTATATCCAAGGACCAATTTTAGTCCGTGAGAATCTTTCTAGTTTTATTAATCGTTTAACTGAGAAAGACACCAATCTTCGTGACCGTTTGCCACGCAAACCAGGTAGCGGATTAGCTGCTTCATGGACTGTCTTAACAGCCATTGGTGTGGGCAACGCGCCATTTGCAGAAGGTGGTACGCCAACTGAAGATGCTTCTTCATACCAACGCCGGAGTGCTGTGTATAAGGAACTTGGTAAAACTAAGTCTATCTCAGACAAAATGCTTGCTGCTGGCAAAACATTCCTTGACCAAGAAGCAGAACAAACTGAAATTGCTATCCGCGAGACAATCCAAGATGAGGAACAGTTTATCATCACTGGAGACTCTGGCGTTTCAGCATTGCAGTTTGATGGTTTAGACACAATCATCACGACTAACGTAACAGACGACACTAACAATGCCCTTGGTTTCCGTACAGATTTACTGGACGCTGAAATTGCTAAGATTGTTAATAACTACTCTGTTATTCCTACTGCGATTTACGTATCGTACGGAATGAAGAGAGCTATTAACCAGAGCTTAGCTGGCGACGTTCGTGTAGAGCTTACTAGCGGTAACTCTGTTGCTACTGGTGTTGATGTCAACTTCTATCAGTCAATGGTGGGCAAACTTCCAATCATTCCTACCTTTGCTATTGCTGACGACACTACGACCTATGCTGGCAACACTGTTAGCGACATCTATATCGTTACAGAGCGTTCCAAAGGACAAGACGTTATCTATATGGAAGACCTTTACCCACTCGGTAAAACTATGCTTGACCGTACTGGTGCAGCCATTAAGTTCATGGTTACAGAATGTACTGTTCTCGTATGCCGAGCTGAGGAATTCCAGGCAAAGATTGCTAATGTTAGAATAGCTTAGGTTAAGGGATAGACTTTGAAAACGAGGGTGCTGAGTGTGGTTCCTTAGCACCCTCACAGTGGGAACTGAACTACATTTTAATTCTTAATTTTTACAACATGAGTATTCTACGCAGATTATCACAAACACTGGGGCAAATCCGTAAGGGTTATGCCGTAGATACCTACCAGGGCGGGTTTCCAGTTGTTCAGATTGTTAAGGCTCCTGATACCGCGTCAGCAACTGCTGTACACGCTGCTGTTACATTAACGACTGCTGTCCAAGATGTAACTACAGGCATTACACACCCAGACATCTACCGCGCAGTTAGCGTAAAAGGTAGTGCTGCAACTGTTTACGGTTCAGTAACTATCTTAGGTAGGGATTGGGCTGGTCAGAAACAGACTGAAGTTATTATTGCTTCAGGTACAGGTGCGATTGAAGGAAATAAAGCCTTCAAGTATGTCGATAAAATTACTCTACCTGTTAGGGTGGCTCCAGGTGAAACTATTTCAGTAGGTAGCACAACTAAATTAGGTCTTTACCGCCCTATTTCAGCTGCTGCATTAGACCTGCTTGAAGTAGATGGCGTGGTTGAAGCTGCCGCTGCAATCGACACGTCTAACGGAACATTTACTCCAACTACAGCTCCTAATGGTACAAGGAACTTTAGGGCTTCGTATTTGACAGAAATATTTTAAATTTTGTCTGCTCCTTTGTAATAATATAAGGGAGCAGGAGAGATTTTAAAATATTACTTGTTAATTCTACTACCATGATTGGAGTTAAAAATTTTCGCACAGTAGAAATCAACACAATTGTCGACCCAAAAAATGCGCCTAATGTTAAACAATTTTTCGTTAGTGATTCAGATGGCGACCCTACTAATATAATTACAGCGCAAGCAGCAGCAATAGCAGGCGAAAAATGCTTAGAGCAAGTCTTAGTGTATGTTACAGCAAGTGGTACTGGTATAAAGTCCATTCAAAAGATTGCATGGCGTAATACCGTGTGGTCAGGCTCTGCTTGGGATATTCTGTAATTGACAAGACGATTTCTAAAACTTATATATTGATTATAAGTTTTCTGACTACAGGATTAGCACCTGTCCACAAGTTATTTATTAACTTGTAAACAGAAAACTATGTCTATCCAAATCACTCACAAGGGGCAGCATTTGCTCAAACATAAGTCGCAAGACATTTCTTACAATGCCAATGGTGTTACTAATGTTAGGCAGGCATTAGATTACTTGTATTTTGATAACAAGCCTGTTTTTTCTATTACCGACCCTGCTGTTAACGAAGCAGTAAGTATCGCTGTTGTAGATGCTTACTCAGGTGTTTTAATAACCACAACAGAAATAGCCAATGCGCAAACTATTCAAGACCCTACTGTTACAACAAGATACAAACGCTTTTTAGTAGCAAATAGTAGCGCGTCAACTGACCCCATAACTATAAATGGCGTAGTCTTAATTCCTGGACAAGCGTTGCTGTTTTTTTGGGACGGTACAGATTGGATAGAAATACCTTTAGCCGATGCTGCTGATGTAGCATTTACGCCAACAACAGAAATTTTATCTACTAATGTACAAGATGCAATCGAAGAAGTAGCAGGCATGGTTTCAGGTTCTTCTTGGGGAGCAATTACTGGAATTTTAAGCGACCAAACTGATTTACAAAATGCACTAGACGATAAGGCCAATCTTGATGGTTCTAACACGCCTTTTACTGGTCAAATAAGATTTGAAACAAATAATCCAACTTCGATATTAAGCGACACCGCTTTTCCTTATGCTGTAAAGTTTCAAGACAACACTGCTTTTACAGGAATAAATATACCTGTATCAGCCTCATCAGAAAATACTAGAAGTACTATTTTTGGGTTGAATAGGCTTGGAGTTACTAACAACAACGCCCTTGACTATGTAGCACTTAAGCTTCTTCTTAGCGAGACGATAACCTTAAATCCAGACGGCAACCCGTCTCACGCTACGACAACAACAGACGTATCAACCTTGGATTTACCGACCAACTATTACATCCAAATCACAGGCACAAGCAACGGTAAGGATGGGGTGTATATTTCTCCGACAATGACTGGGACGACCCTAACTATTGCAACTTTAGTTGGTGGTAATCCCGGGTTTATCAACGAAACTGTAACAGCAAGATTTTTGGCTCAAGAAGTTTTCTTAGGCTCACTACAAGGAATCGGCCTATATAGCAAGCTTGCTCTTTATGGCGGGCAGACAAACACTTCGGCGGTTCAGCAAATAACCAATCTTGGTGTAGCTGGAACAAAAGATATAAACGGAACGGCTTCAAAGTGGTATACGACTAATGATGGAGAAATACGGGCTATTAAGGGTTTTGGAGATGGCGTAGCAACTTGGTCAACGATTACCTCGCCACTCTCTGGAAGTGCTTTGCAAGGATTTGCTTATATTTCAGCCACATCTTTCACGCTACCCGACAGTTCTGCATATATCTACAATGGAACATTTACGGGTAATAGAGCTAATCTAAATACTGTTCAAATTATACCGCGGTCTTCGTATGTAGATTTTGGACAAGGTTTTTATTATTTTGACAGTGATGACGACGAGTTTAAATTCAATGAAGGCGGCGGTAGTACTGCTGACAACTGGAAAACACTCCAGTGGATAAGAGACAGTGTCAACAACGAAATCTCTCCCAAGAATGATGGCGATGCAATACGTCTCACGAGACAAGGTGCTGGTTCTGGCGACTTCATCTTGGAAGAAGATGGTTGGTCAAGCACGGCAAGACTGACTAAATATGTCGCAGGAGAATACCGAGGTTTTGCCGTTACAAACGAAGTCAATTTAACTGTTGGTAACGCTTTTCAATTTGACGGTGCAACGACTCTAGATTTTGGAAACAGCACTGATTTTAATCTTTACGACAATACAATAGTTTTTAGAGTAAAAACTTCTGGTAATACAATGATTATTGCTTCGGCAAAATCAACAAGTTCAGACGGCTATTATTTTTATATTACTCCTGCGGGTAAAATGAATTTTTATGCACAAAGTGGCGCAGCCATCGCAGATTTAGTATCTACCACTACAATCAATGATAATTATTGGCACATGATAACATTAATTAAAGTTGATGGGTCTTTTAATCTTTATATTGATGATAACACTACTCCTGAAGCGTCAGCCGCTGATTTCCCTGTAACAATTACTCAACCATTCATGCTTGGTTCTTGGGCATCTGGAACATTATCTTATACAGGAGCAATTGATGAATTTTATTTTTACGCAAGAGCTTGGGAAACCGATGAAATAACTTATTATTACAGTAAAATGGCTGTAGATGAGGTTAGTTTATTGCTTGGCTTACATTTTGAAAATAATATACTTGATTTTTCTCATTACGGAAAAATAGCTACATTAACTGGAACAGCTGATTATATTTCAGGAGCAATAATCGACAGTGCTACAGTAACTGTCACAATGATGGAAAGTTATGAAGATACTACTCTTGGTAGTGAGGGTCGCATTAACTATGGAAACCGTGCGTCTAATGTTCATTTTAGAGGGTACACAATTACTATGGACGGTAGTATTTTAGCTACAGATAAAATAATGCTTGTCCAAACTGATGGAAATGAGTATATAAGTAGTCTTAATGATGGGTACGTTGATGTAGGGGCAACAACTGCAGTAAGATTATTAAATGATACTTCTATAGGTGACGGGGTTAGTGGTAAAGATTTTAAGCTAACATTTATTGGTTCAAATAATTTAGGAGTAATTACATGGATGGATGATGAGGATTATTTTCAATTTGGTGACACTATTCATTTTGGAGACACTATTAATTACACTAATTGGCTAAATTCTGACGGGAAAATAACTTGGGGGGGAACGCATAAAAAACTCTACACAATTCGTCCGCATTTAATAGATAGACAAACTAGATTTAATGATAATAAACCTACTGAAGTTTATCGTGGTTGTAATACTGGGTATTCATTTCCAATTTACAATAGTGACGATGAAGAGTTATTTTTTAGATTTAGGGTTCCTGAAAATTGGGACGGGACGACTGACCCGCAATTTGGAATAGTGTGCACCATAACAGGTGCAGAAGATATTGGAGATAAGTTCAAATTCCAACTTGATTGGCAGACAACAACTTGCGGAGGGGCTACTGTAATGGGAACCACGACATCGAATTGTGTTTCTGAACAAACAATCATCACAGGCGGTACGTCAGCTTATACAGCATATTGTGTATTTTTTACGCTTAATGCAGATGATGCAACCAATCCTATAGTGGCGGGTAGAATGATACAAGGAAGACTAAGAAGAATAGCAGCGTCTTCAAATGAAGTAGCAAATGAAGTTGCTGTTTGGGATTGGGTAAGCAGATGGGCTCTTGGCTGTGTTTATGATAACTGGTCTGTTGAATCTAATGTTTCTTAATTTTATTTATATGGCTATTACTAAAAAAATTTCATATCAAGCATGGGAATTTAATGCCTATGCTAAAATCGAACGCCCAACCCCAATTAACGAGTCGGGGTCAGGGGAAGAAAAGCATTGTGAGCTTCTTGTTGATGTAGCAATCTATTATGATTCTACAAAAACACACTTGATAAATACTATTAGAAAAATTAGGCTTCCTGCTTTTCCTTATCCAAAAGGAGTCCTCGATATTAAAAATGCCTATATTTATCTAAAACGAAAAAGTGAGGATTTTGGGCATGGATTATGGGAAACTTGGAATGATTGCTAATTAAAAGTAGGATATTTAATTATTTTACACACATGCATATGGAAAAGTTTATTTCTATTTTAGTATCATTAAAAGAATTCATATCTGCTAAGAGTTTTATTAGTATCATTGTTTCTAGTTTGGTAGTTTTATTTGGGCAAAATATTGTAATTATTCAAGCATTATTTATTTTAATTATTGTTGATTTAATAACAGGAATTTTTAAAAGTTTAAAAAGCCAATGCAAAATTACTTCTCGGCGTCTATTGGAAACAGTTAAAAAAACTATTTTATATGCGTTATTTTTAATTGCTACAAATCAATGCGTGAGAATCTCTTCGGTTTTTAATTGGGTACATATTTTTACAGCGTCTTTTCTAGCGATCACAGAATTACTTAGTATAATAGAAAATCTAGCTGCTGCTGGAATTATTATACCTAAATGGGTATTAGACAGACTACATAGATACTTAGATACTGGTAGATTTAGCAGTAATTAGTAAAATTTTATAAAATTAGATACAATTTAGTTGTTTATTATTTAATTTATTTATCATGTACAAAGTAACAGATTTAGAAAAAGCTCTAGTAGACTTTGAGGGCATTCCTATTATGGGAATGAGAAATAAGCCCCTCACACTAAAAACTGTCTTAATGACTGAGCTAGGCTCATATCAAGGCAGAGAAGTAACAGGCGACCAATTAGTAAAAGCATTTTCTCTTGGGGCTAAAATTTATGAATCTAAAGACGATGTTGAATTAGATGACGAACAACTTAAGTTTATTAAATTAGTTATTACTAAAATCCCATTATTTACAGCATTAGTTATTGGGCAGGTTATTTTAAAATTAGATGCTTTAAAAAAAGTAACCATACCGCCTGTACTAGACAACAAGTAACATAATTTTATTTCTATGGCAGAAATTCTATCGCTTGCAGAATACAAAACTGTAAGAGGAATTACAAACACGTCTAACGATACGCAGTTGGCAGCCATAATTGAAATGGTAAATAACTATATTGAGAATTACTGTAACAGAGAATTTGGTAACGGTGTTTTTAGCGAGCGTAACCAAGGCATTTTCGATTATTTAGGTAGGTATGTATTTCATGTAAAAAATAAGCCGATTTCCACTGTATCGTCAGTTAGTATAAGATTTTTTGGTGTACCTACGCCTTTAAATTTAGACCCTACTAAATTAGATATTTTTGGCAAAGAGGGGTATTGCTATTATTCTTCTTACGTTGACCCTGGTCTAGTAGTTATTAGAGAAGAATACAAAAACAATTTTTACTACGATATTACTTATAGTGGCGGTCAAGCAGTACCTAAAGCAGTACAGTTGGCAGCTATTACAGCAGTGGGAGATACATTTAATTATTTTCAAAAAACTACTATTAGCGGAACGCAAACTACAGGAGAACTAACTTCTGTAAAAATTGGGGACTATTCTGAAAGTTATGAAACTAGTAGAGAAAATAGTTTTTCACAAATGCACGACACAAAAACTGGGCTAGTTCTTACTAAAACTGTAACGGATTTATTAAACCCCTTTAAGATAGCCGGGCAGAGTTGGTAACTAATTGTTTATGTCGCTTTTGGGCATCTCCTCGTTTTATTTCAATACTACTATTTCTATTCAACGAAGGACAAATACTACTGATAGTGTAGGAGATTATACAGAGATTTGGAATGATTTAATTACAGGTTTAAAAGCAACTATTCAACCTTTAAGAATTACAGAGAAAAAGTATTTACCACAAGGCAAGGAGTACCAAGCCGACAACAAAGCATATGTACCTGCTACTATTCAAACAGAATTAATTAAAGAAGGAGATAGGGTGTACGACACGCAAAAAGATTTAATTTATACAATTAAAGGCGTAGAAATTTTTAAGGTTGCTAAACAAAACATTGCAACCAATCACCACGTTAAACTTTACTTAGAAATTAATAAGAAGCCTAATGCTTAATTTATCGCTCACAGTCGATGGACTACCTGAGTTGATTAAAAAATTAAATACTACTGAGGCTGAGATGGTCCCTGAATTAAATAAGGCTTTAGATGTATCTGCTCAAGCTACATTAAGTAGATTACAAACAAATACGCCTGTTGATACAGGCAATTTAAGAAGCTCTGAGCGTATTACAAATCCCGCGCCTTTATTGGCTAATGTAGGTCCGGATTCTTCTAAAGCACCTTATGCTTATTATGTAGAAGTAGGACACCACACACGAAGTGGTAGTTGGGTTCCAGGGCAGTTCTTTATAGAAAAAACTGCTTTAGAAATGAACAAAAATATTCAAGACATTTTCATCAATTTTATTCGTAATTTATTAAAGTAATGACTAGGAGTACTACAAAACTTAAAGAATTAATTTTTACAAAATTAAATAACGACACTGCTTTGCGTTCCCTTCTTGGCGGACTTAACAAGATTAAACATGCTAATCCTTTACAAAAGTCTGATTATCCTTGCGTGGTTTATTCTCTTTATATTGATATCGACAATCCCTATAATATAGATAATGCTAATTCTGAAGTAGTTAAAACACGTTTACATGTAGAAGTTTTTACAGAAGACACCTCTTCAAAAATAGCAGATAGTATTGAAGATAGAATTTACTATTTATTAAATGGCAAAAAATTATCAAATACAAATTATTTAGTGTATACTTGTTATAGAGTGTCAAGAGAAGAAATTTATGAACCAGATATAGAAACTTGGAGGATACTAACAAAATATGACTTAACAAATGTTCCAAAATAGTTTAATACTAATTTTATAGTCTATGAGCGACAAGTCTAAAGTACCAGTCAAAGTAAAGTTTCCCTTCGAAATTGACATTAAAGCGAGGTTCAAAAAATGGACAGGATTGATGAATCCTGAGATTGAAGAAGCACTTAAAGAGTTAACAGGCGACACTTATTTTGAAATGCGAAAACTTATTAGTCAACTACTTACAAAAATTGAACAAAAGATTGAAAATGGTGAATATTGCGGGTATACTGAAGGCAGACCATTAACTGAGGATCAGAAAAAAGATTTACTAAATACTAAAGAAGAGCTAAAGGAGTTTATTAAAGCAACAGTAGAGGAAACGTGGCGTTCAATCTTGACTAAACAAAAGATTGGAATTGATAAGCTAAGTTTATCAATTAAGCCATACATAACTAATTTTAGAAATAATGAAACAGACTAGGAAATTAGTGTACCAAGTTACAGCAAGTAATGGCAGAGAGGTGTTTAAGTTCGGAGAGTACACTTTCCGTTACGACCGCAACCTCAAACCCATTCCAGTCCAAGTTGATAGTCAAACAGCAGACCTTCTGCTGGAGATGATGAGTAGTAACTGTAGGTGTCATCGTAGAATACCTACGCATCTATTCAGAGAGATTATGTAAACAGATTTTTTTACACTTAACTTTCCTTTCCTATGAGTATTGACACTTCAAAAATTAATACTAAGGGTGCAGTAGTAACCATTGGTGGTGTTATACCTGCTGCTACTAACCCTGATGCTGACGGCTATTACTGGGGAACCGTCTCTGGTATTGACGTTGGTTGTACTACTGGCGGTGTTACTGTTGCGTATAATTTTGAAAAGCAGGACATTTTCTGCGACCAGACACTTGCTGCTGTCGAGTCTTCTATAATCTCAGAAACAGCTGAGGTTACTATGAGCATGTTGCAGTCTGACGCAGACAACTTGAAACTTGCTATTCAGCAATGTGTTTCCAACACAGGCGTGTCAGCAAAAAAGATTGGCGTTGGCGGTATTACTTCTATTACTTACGTTCCTTTGAAACTAGAAGTTGCCGATGCTGATACGGGTTTGTTGACTACTTGGACATTCTTCAAAGTCTTAACCGGTGGTATTGAAATTAACTTTGAACGTGATAACGCCTCTGCTGTTAAAGTTACCTTTACTGCTTATGCAGACACTAGTCATGCAGCTGGACATCAGTTATTTTCTATTCACCAGGCATTAGTATAGTTTTAAATTTTAAATTTTTAGCATGAGCGACACACCTACTTCTCCAGCTTCGCCAGAAAAGCAAGCTAACTTAACTCCTTTTGTTACTTTTATCGAAGTAACTCTGCCGTCCACAGGGCAGACGGTGAAGTTGGAGAAGTTAAAAGCAGGTAAGTATTACCAAGCGCAGAAAATTTATATTGCTTGGATTCAAGAGCTTCAAAAGGCTTTTTCTAGTAATTTAGAAGTAGATGTTAAGGAGCTTATAAAAGAGGATGGAACTGCTGACAAAAATAAGCTGGTTGAGGAAATTAAAGGCAGAGACAATAAGGTTAATGTTCAGGCGCTTTTAACTAAAATCAACGAAGCATCTACTAGGCGCATGGAGTTACTAGAAATTTGTTTAAATAGCACAACAGAAGCTATAGAGAATAACTACTATCCTGAAGACATAGACTTACTCATGGACAAAGTTATTGCTTTAAATAATTTCATGGGAAACCTAAAAAAATCCGTAGCCCCTTCTGTGGGATTGGGGGCGTAGATGACGCTGATGATGATTTACTTTTAGGCAGCATTCCCATACCGCCAATAGATTTATTTCATGGGATAGTCGACACTTTAGCAAAACGATACGGGTGGTTCTATCAAGATATAGCAGACAGAATGTATTGGGAAGATGTGTATGAAATGTATGAGCAAGCAATGAACTTCAATACGTTAGAGAAGAATGAAGATATGAAATTTCAGTTCATGCTCCATGCCACTACAAAAGATGCGCTGAACAAATGGAAAGACATGATTATTCCATACCCACGTAGAGATTGGAGTCCTAAGAAAGCAGTTAAGAGTAAGACGCTACCTGGCATATTTGGAAAAGCTGCTAACCAAGTTAGGGCATCTACTGAGGAAAAGAATCGCTTTAAGGAAATTATTAGGCGGATGCAAGAGCAAAAGCAAAAAATTCAGGAAATCAGGAGAACCCACTCTATTTACTAGACATGTCTGAAGAACGAATTATTATTGCAATAAACGCGATAAATAATGCCTCAGCTGCTTTAAAGGCGGTACAAAAAGATTTAGGCGATTTAAACAATGGCGTTAATAATTCTACTAAATCATTTAAGGCTTTTAATCAGTCTTTATCTTCTATTGGGTCTGAGTTTAGAAACATTGGTATTGGCTTATCAGCATTTGTTACTGCGCCTTTAGTATTAGTTGGCAAAGCTGCTGTAGAGCAAGTAGGCAATATAGAAATGATGAAGGTTGCGCTAGACACTATGTTAGGTTCAGCCGAAGCAGGAAGTAAGACTTTAAAAGACTTAGCAGATTTTGCTGCTAAGACACCATTTACTTTACCTGGCGTTGTTGCGACTGGTAAGCAATTACTTGCTATGGGAATCGACTCAGAGCAATTATTGCCAACTGTTAAACAATTAGGCGATGTAGCTGCTGGCACAGGAGCAGATTTACAACGCTTGACTATTAATTTTGGTCAGGTAGCTACGCAAGGTAAATTAACTGGAAGGGAACTTAGGGATTTTGCAGTAAACGGTGTTCCACTTGTTGCTGAATTAGCAGAAATAATGGGAGTGACTAAGAATGAAATACAAGACCTAGTTTCGGACGGGGAAGTTGGGTTTGATTTAGTCAATCAAGCTTTTAAAAACATGACTTCAGAAGGAGGTAAGTTTTTTAATTTGATGGACAAACAGTCTAAAACTTTTACAGGTATTTTGTCGAATATTAAAGACAACCTGATAAGAGTTTCTATGTCTATATTAGGGTTATCAAGCGAAGCTGAAAATTTTGGTGAAGTTATCGAAGGGGGCGCGTTTGATGTCTTAAAAAATATAGCTTTAGATGTAAAAAATAAATTAGACGGG